CCCAATCTTTCGCAAATTGGGTTTTTAAAGGGGGGTGTATCAAATGACTGCAAGGATACCAGCCGAAGTCCATCTAATCCATGGAACTAAAGGCGAAAAAATGGGAACGCTCCTTCCCGAATCGGTGAAGCGAAGAATTCCTGAATCAGAGTGGATGGACAATCCTGAAGCCTGGAGCAAAAAAAGATTTTATGATGAAACCTCTGAATATCTTTATGATGTTTATGGCATAGGTTCGGATCAAGAGCGCCATGTCTTAACTATGCTGACAGATCAGATTGATACCTATGTTGATTGCAATCGTCATATTGCCGTTGAAGGATTAGTAACAACCTTTAATGATGGAAAGACTATTGGTCCATCGCCCTATGTATCTATTCGCAAAGAAGCTCTCAAGCAAATTATTCTTTTAATGAATGAGCTTGGACTTACTCCAAAATCTAGGCTTGCTAAAACTAGTTCAATGCCAAGTTCAATATTAGGAAAGCTAATGTTAGGACCACAAGTTAAAAGATGAGTTTTCTTATAGGTGTTCAATATGCTCAAGATGTAGTTAAGGGCAATATTGAAGTTTGCAATAATATAAAATTAGCATGTCAGCGTTTCCTCAATTTTATGGAAGACAAGCATTGGGAATATGAGTTCTTTCCTGAATATGTTGAGCATGTATTAGATTTTGTATCTGTTCTTAAACACACCAAAGGACCTGATGCTGGAAAGCCAATAGTCCTTGAACCTTTCCAAGTTTTACTTATTTGTGGTATCTATGGTTTTCGCCATAAGAAAGACCATGAAAAAAGAATGACCACCGATGTCATTGTTTTCATTCCTCGCAAAGCTGGCAAATCAACTCTTACCGCAGTTATAGGTTTATATGAATTAGCATTCAATGAAGCTGGTGCTGAAGTCTTTACACTTGCAACTAATAGAGAACAAGCAACTATTGTTTTTGATGCGGCTCGCTCAATGGTTGAATCTATGCCTGATGAAATTAAAGCATGGTATCGAGTAAGCAAATATGAGATTGGCAAAGCTAATGATAGTCAAACTATGTTCCGCGCTTTATCTCGCGACAATAAAAAATCAGGCGATGGTAAGAATGCAAGTTGCGCCATTATAGATGAAGCCGCACAGATTATTGATCGTAACTCTATTGAGGTTATATTTTCAGGCATGGTTGCCCGAAAGAATCCTTTAAGAATTTATATTACTACCGCATCATTTACTAAAGATACAAAGTTTTTTGAAGACTTAACTGCGCTTGAAACAATGCTTAATGGCGATGCTCCTGACAATCCTCATTGGTTTGGTTTGTTATATGGACTTGATCCGCAAGACAATTGGAAAGATGAAACAACTTGGGCTAAAGCTAATCCTATGCACGGCATATCAGTTTATCAAGAAGCTATTAAAGAACGATGCGAACAAGCTAAACTTAAACCACCAGCATTAAATGAATTTCTTTGCAAAACTCTTAATGTATATGTATCCGCTAACACTGCATGGATTGATCGCGATTATTGGGATAAGTCTATAGGCGAAGATAAAGCTGATCCTGAAGAAGTGTTTATTGGATTTGACTTGGCGGCAACTCGCGACTTAAATGCAGTTTGCACTTTAAAACGATATGCTTCCGAAGATTATTATGCTGATTTCAAATTCTTTTTGCCTGAAGAAGCGTTATCCTTGATTCCAACTCATTATCGTGGTATATTTGACCAAGCCGTTCAATCTAAAATATTGCATATCACAGAAGGCAATGTTATGGATGATCGAGAGATTTCCGAATATATAAAACAACAAGCTACTTTATACAATGTTAAAGAAGTAGGCTATGACGCTTACAATGCGGCTTCTTTAGTTGCTCGACTACACGATAATAGTATCCCTGTTAAAAAAGTTGGACAAGGCATGGCGGTTTTAAATAACCCATCCAAGCATGTTGAAAAGCTCATCATGCAAAACGCTATCAAACACAATGGAAATCCATTTGTGGGTTGGCAATTAGGTAACTGTGAAGTTTATACCGATGTCAATGGCAATATTAAAATTCGCAAGAATGAAGCAGATAAGTCAGCCAAGGTTGATGGTATAATAGCGCTTATTATTGCGATGCACTGCTCACTAGATCATCCATTGGTTTCTACATCATTTGGATTTAGAAGCATATAAAGGAAAAACATGGCTATACTAGATATATTCAAAAGAAAACCAAATCAAAACGCGCAAGAAAGTAATACTCTTTTTGGTCAAACTGCCCTCGGTAACAACATACTCCGCAATGTTAAAGCTCAAGGAGTTCAATCTTCTAATCAATTATTATATGTAACGACATCATCCGTTAATACCGCAGGTCGAGTATTGGATATGTCCACACTATCCCGTAACTCTACTGTTATGGCTTGTGTCAATGCTAAAGCTCGTGCATTAGCTCAATTGCCCATTAAAATCATGGCTTATGGCGATGATGGTAAATTAGTAGATGCGGTAACAGATTCAAATGTTTCAACTCGCGATAAAGCTAAAGCTAAAGCAGTTTATAACTTATTAACTAATCCTAATAATTATCAATCTGCATACGAATTTTGGTATCAATGGTCAATGTGGTATGACTTATCAGGTGAAACATTTACTGCTTTATGGCGCAAAGAGCAAACAAACTCTACGCTAACACCAATGGAAATGTATCTATTGGATTCAACTTTAATAACCGCTCAAATCACTCCTACTCGTTATCCTACTTATAGATTATCGACTAGCACTTATGGTTTTAATAAAGATGAACCATTAGAATATTTCCAAGTTATTCATGCAAGTGAAATGGCTTGGCAAGGTAGTGCTGGTTTTAATAAAGGTATTTTGTGTAACGAATTAGTATCTTTAGATCAAGATATTGATCTTTATGCAAACTTTATTATGCTTAATGGAGCTAAACCTTCAGGTATGTTTGTTACAGACCAAGTAATTCCTGATGCTAAATTTAAAGAAATTGCCGCAAGACTTAAAGAAGCTTGGACATCTTTAACAGGTTCTCGCTCTACTGATCTATCTAAACCAGGTCAAGGCATGTTATTAGATAATGGCATGAAATATATGCCACTCAATATGCTTACACTTCAAGATGCGGATGCAAGAGCATTAAAAGAACAAACTATGAAGCGTATTTGCGGATTGTTTGGAGTGCCACCTGCTATGCTTGGAATTGCAGATCAAAAGTATAACAATACACAAACAATGCTTGATGAATTCTATAAATCAACAATGTGTCCGTTAATTACTAATATTGAACAAAAATTTAAAGCAAGTCTTCTTGCTGGTTATCCAAATCTTTGTATTCAATTCCAAACTGAAGATTTTTTAAAAGGCGCACCACTAGATCAAATGAATTACGCAGTAGCAGGTGTGAATAGTGGTATAATGACACCTAATGAAGCGCGAGAATATCTAGGCAAACAAAACTTGCAAGGCGCAGACGAATTAAAAGATACATCAAAACAAGCTAAACCTATAAGTGGCACTACACCTCAAGATACAGGTGGCGGTGGCAATACTTCTAGCGTTGGCAAAACAGGTCAGGCAGGTAAAGCCTAATGACATTAAAAGAGTTGCTCAACAAATTAACCCAACAGGCTAAAAAGCGCAAACCTAAACCTGTTGAAACTAACGGGATGAAATCAAAGGGAGTTCCAATAAATGACTAAAGATATTAAGTTTCTATTTGAATCAAAAGTTGCTCTAGGTGTCAAAGCCGATGAAGCTGAAGGCGGTAGTGGCGAAATTGAAGCTACTGTAACGACTTGGGGCGCTCGCGAAGGTGCTGATGGTCGTAAATTTAATTATAAAGCTGAAGGCTTTGCTCAATGGGCGGATGAATTCGCAAAATCAGGTAAACCCCTTCCAATGTATTTTCAACACAATGATATGTCAATGCCTGTAGGTGAATGGCAAGAGTTTTCATTTACTGATGAAGGTATGGATGCAAAAGGTCGTTTGTTTACTAATACAACGGCTGGTAAAGACTTATATACTATTATGAAAGAAAGTCCAGCTATGGTTGGCGGTGTATCTGTTGGCGCTTATGCTGATGAATATGCAATGGTTGATGCTGAAGGTATGGAAGTAGGCGCTGATGAAGATGGTTTCTTCCAAATTACTAAAGGCGGTTTAAGAGAAGTATCAATTGTTATGCAACCTAACAATTTAGAATGCAATATCTCGAAATTAGAGTGCTTTAGAGCTGATGGTTCTTTAGACTTAAAACTAATCGAGAAAGCATTGCGTGATGCAAAACTTTCAAGAAAAGATGCGACCACCGCGTCTTCAATTTTCAAAAAGGTTATAGAAACTCGTGATGAGCCTAAAATCATTGATGAAAAAGCACCTATTCAGAGTGATGCTGATGCGGTGGTAGATGAGCAAAAAATTCTTAACGCTTTTGCGGAAAGAGAATTGCTTAAAATTTTAAATAATCGTCTTAAAGGATAAATCATGTCAGATAAAATTATCGAAAAGTTAGACGCTATTGAGCAAGCTCAAGTTGAAGCAGTTGAATCTGTTAAGACTGAAGTTGATGCTAAATTAGCGGAAGCTACAAAAGCTTTTGAAGAAAAAGCAGTAACATTTGAAGAAAAAGTTGCATCTCTTGAAGCTAAAGTTGCTTCAATCAAAGAAGCTACTCCATTAATCAAAACTTACAAAACTGTTGCTCAAGAAGTTAATCGTTCTGTTAAAGAACAATTAAAAGGCTTCTATGAAAGCGGTATGAAAGTTGAAAAAGAACTTAAAATGTTCGAAGATGCTGGTCAATATGATGCTTATATGAAAGAAGCTTCATCAATTGGTAACCCAGCTGGTATTGGTGGTGGTGCAGGCGTGGGCGGTAGAACTGCTTATGATCCTGTATTCTTTGCATTAAGACTTGCTAACCCAATGCGTGGTGTATCTCGTTCTGTTGCAACTGATGGTGCTACTTACCAATTCAGAGCAAAAACAGGTAACACAGGCGCTTGGTGGGGTTATGGTATTAATAACAACACATCTAGCCCACATCCAAACCCAAATAGCTTGGATACAAACATTTGGCAATTAACATTGCAAGATTTGAATGTTCAATTCCCAATTAGAACTGCTGCTCTTGATGATATCGATGGTTTAGAATCAAATGTTGTAGCAGATATGTTGTTAGAATTCTCACAACAAGAAGCTCTTTCAATGATTCAAAACAACGATCAAGTTGAGGTTTCAGTTGGTGATAACACAACACCTTATGGCGGTTCTGACGGCTTACGCGGTCTTAATCAATATGCTGGTGCGGCTGGCACATACGCTGGTGGTCAAACAACAACTGCGGCATTTGGTTCTACAGGAACAAGCTCATCAAGCGGTTTACATTCAATCGCTACTTATGACCAATTGATTCCTAATGGCTCTGATGCTGAAGGTGCTGGTAATGGTGTAGGTCTATTTAACAATGTTCAATATAAAGACATTGTGAATTTCATCTATGCTTTACCACAACAATATTGGACACCAACTGCTAAATTTGTTATCAATCCACTAATGCTTGCAGCAATTCGCGGTTTAGTTGATGACAATGGTCGCCCAATTTACATTGACGGCTTATCAAGAGATGACGGCATTGTTGGCACTTTACTTGGTTTTGATGTTGTAGTTAATAAGTATGTTTCTAACCCACTTATTCCTACTACACCAAGTCCTTCAGTAGATACAAACGCTTTCCCAATTTACTTTGGTGATTGGAATCGCGGTCATACAATCGTTGATCGTTTAAATATGGTTATGCGTAGATACGACCAAACATTGCCAGGCTATATCACATTCTATGGTGAGAAGCGTCTAGCAACATCTGTGGTCGATCCATTCAGTATCATTCGTTATAGATCAGCACAATATTTAGATTAATTCTAAATTTGTTGTTCAGGGTGGGGGAGCAATCCCCCTCTCTCTAATTTTTTAGGAAAGAAAAATGAATACATCTGAAAGAATTTTAAATGGCATAAAACAAGCACTAACTGAAGGTAAAGCTACAGTTAATCTTGTAAAAAAAGAAGCCCAACAAGATGTAAATGAAGCATCTCAACTTACAGGTAGCGGACTAGACAAAGGCGGAAGAACTTATTTTGATGATGCTTTTGCGGCACTCCGTTTAGCAAATCCGTTTAGAGGATGGGCGCGCGAGGTAACTTTTACAGGTTCAGCGGCTCAATTTGTTGCTAAAACAGGGAATGTTTTAAATCAAGTAAGCCCTAATAATCCATGGGGTTATACATTTACACCTAATGACGGCACTCCAGGAATTGCTACTTCAATTTGGCAATTACCTACAAGAAATTTATCAGCACAATTACCATTAAGAACTGCATTATTATCTGATATTAATAATATTGATGAAACAATTGTTAGCGATTTAATACTTGAATTTTCTCAAGCAGAAGCTTCAGCTATGGTTTTAAATGTCGATCAAGCTGGCTCAACAACTTATACTACAGGCGCAACTAATGGCGTTCGAGGATTGATTACATATCCTGGAAGCACAAGTGCGGCTTCATACGGATCAAGCGGAACTGCAATTACTAACGGACTTCATACAGTAATTTATGAAGCATTTAGTCCAACTGCTCCAACTTATGAAGATTTAGTTAATACTTTAAATAAACTTCCTGCACAATATTGGTATTTACCTTCAACTGCATGGATGATGCACCCAAGTCTTATTGCTAAATTAAGATTAATGACTGCAACAGGTGGTTTACCATTGCTTTTAGAAGTTGGTGATAAAGATGGCGGAGCATTGTTATATTTATTTGGCATTCCTGTCATTCCTAACTCTTATTTCCAAACTGCTGGCGCTGGTGCATTTATGGGAACTTTAGCTTGTTGGGATCAGTTTATGACTATTGCTGACAATGAAGAAATGACATTAAAACGCTACGACCAAACCAAACCTGGCTTTGTAACTTTATATGCTGAAAAGCGTGTAGTTTCTACAGTTAGAAATCCTAGTGCTGGTGTGTTTATTTACGCGAGTTAATTATGGCTGATACTTTAGGACAAATACCATTTGGTGGTGGCACTAGAAATCCGTTCAACTATGATAAGTTTGAACAAATCAATCGTGCATTAACAACAAGTTGGCTAACATTAGAGGAAATCACTAATCAATTAAATTTGTTTGGTGATGAATCACAAGATTCTTATTTAGAAGGTTTAGAATTAGCGGTTCGTATGCACATTGAGGATTATCTTGGTATGCCTATATTCCCTGTTTCATATCGTTCTTATTATGGTCTTGGTTCTTTGTATGCTAATCCTGTTTGTTTAGATTTGCCTGAAGTATCTTATAAAGATAGTTTTAATACGGGTGGCGTTGTTATTAATAGTGTTAAATATTACAACAATGCTAATCCTGTAGTTATTACAACTTTAGCTACTTCTGCTTATGTTTATGATCCAACAGGTAACAAAGTAATATTGCCAGGCGGAATGCCTAGCGATGTTAATACAGTTGTAACCTCACCTATTGTTATTGAATATACAGTTAATCCTAATTTCTTACAGGCTTATCCTGTTATCAAACAAGCGGCTTTATTGTTATTAACTCATCTTTATAACAATAGATCAGAAACAACTTTAAGCAAGTTACAAAATATACCTTACGGAGTGGATGCACTTTTAAGACCTTATAAACCATTGGTGATGTAAATGGCAATTAAACGCTACGAGAATGTGGATGTTAATGATCTAACATTTGGCACTGATGCCTATGGTCAATATACCACTACAATAACAAAGAAATTTACAACTAGACCTTTAGTGTCTGATGTAAAGAATTCACTTGCTATTACGGAAAGATATCGTGTATATCAAGACCTTATCCAATTTACAATGAATTACACGCCTTGGATGAAGGATGTTGTGGACAATCAAAATCTTTACTCTATTACTTGGCGCGCTAAAGATTGGCGTATTACTGATGTTCTTGAATCTAATGACAGAATGTCAGTTACCTTAATGTGCTATCGTTCTGATCCTGAAACAAAGGTTTAAAATGGCTACTCAACAGAATGTAAATGATTATGCAAAGTCGATACAATGGCAGTTAAGTGATATAATATCACCTGTGCCTGTGTATGCTAATTTCAACAGAAATTTTGCTACACAACCTGACTTTGTAACTTGGCAATTAAGAAATGTGCATCAGCCTGTTTATACAGGTTCGTTTCAGGATAATAAAGGTATTGATACACCTACTTTTCAAATAAGTGTATTTTCTACCTCAATGGCAAACAGTTTTGAAACTGCAAATAGTATTTTGCAAGCGCTTCATGGTTATAGTGGAATATTTGGTGATTCATCCGATCCTTCAAGTTTTCCAATATCTAAAGCTGATGTAGTGTGGTTATATAATGGATACGACAATGAGATCAATCTATTTAACATCTTTATGGATTGCACCTTATATATTCCAACATAAGATTTTTTGATTATTTAATGAAAAGGAAATTTAATTATGGCACTTCCAAATAAAGTTTTACCTGGGTTTAGCGCAACCCTTTACGCTCAAGATGGCGCAAATCCAACACCATTAACACTTGAAGAATTAAATACATGGGCTGATGTAAATGCAATTGCTATTAGCTCAAATGTAATTCCTGTAGAAGCAGTTCCAGCATTTGGTCAAGATGATGCAGTTGCATCTTTTGGTGTAGCAGGCGCTCGTCAATCTGATAAGATTCCTACTCAAGCTGCCCCTACTTCAATGACAATTACTGCGGCATGGAATCCTGCTGATACACAATTACAATTAATGAGAACTGATGCCTACAATGGCACTATTGACAGAACTTTTGTTGTTCTTGCTACTGATGGTTTAGGTGCTGATGTTGCATACGCTTTTGTAGGTCGAGTTGGTGAATTTAAAGTTGATTCAAATCCAACTGCCGAAGCTAAATGTATGTTTACAGTTCACCCGCGCGGTAACTTATATGGTTGGACAAACAACTAATTAAAAAAGGAAAAGAAATGACAACACAAGTTAAAACAACTGATGATCTATTAAGTTATTTGGTATCCCAAGCTGGTTCAGGTCAAAAGAATTGGTTTGGGTTTGCCCAACAACGCTTAACAGGAATTAATTTAGCGCATGAGATTGCAAAACACCATGCGGATAAACTTACACCTGAAGAAGCAGTTGATTATGCAATTAAATTAAATAATGCGATTTATCATAAAATAATTAAGGCAGATTAATGGAAACAAAATTTCAAGTGTCAGGAGTTTCTGAAACGCTTGAAGTATTTGAGGATTTAAGAACTCAAATAGGTGATAGCAAAAAAACAAGTAGAATCCTTGTAAAGACTGTTGCCGAAGCCATGAAGCCTGTATTAGCTATGGCTAAAGGATTAGTTCCTAAAGATACAGGATTGTTAGATCAATCTTTATCTATTGTAAGTCGCAGACCTACAAATAGAGATATGAAATCAAAATATGTTCAACCTACTGATTCCGCTATCGCTTTAGTTACCACTAGACCAATCCCTAAAAAATTAAAAACTGCTCTTAATGCGGCTCATGGAAATTTAAAAGGTGCTGAATACAAAAAGGCTAGAAAAAATTTTTATAGAGAAGCTGGTGTTTTTTATGATGCTCGCGCTATAGCAAACGAATTTGGAACTGCAAATAGAGGTGCTAAACCTTATTTAAGAATTTCATTAGAAAGTCAGCAACAAGCAGTATCAAATTTATTAGGCAATCTTTTAAAAATAAATATAGAAAAATTTAAAGCTAAAAACCCAACCACAAAAGGAAAATAAGATATGAGTAAATTAGGATCAGCTCTTGGTAAAAAATACGAGGAAAATAGGCTATCTGTTTTAACTCGAACATTTGAATTAGGAAATCATACTTTTAAAGTAAGAATTCCAGCAGTAAATGAAATTGAAGCTATTTATAATTACTTTAAAACACCTGATGAGGTTAAAGTAGAAGAAGCTTATCAATTAATGATTAAAGACCTTCAAGGTATTACAACTGAAGAAGGTGTAGAAGTTACAGATAATGATATTATTGTGGATGGCAGATCAATGAGGGAAGCTGCCAAGAATAAGCATGTTTTACAATATAGAATTGTAGAATATATTAAATTACTTATTCCCGAAACAGGATCATTAGAAGATTTAAATTATGAAGATGTGGAATCAGAATTTCCACTTGCAGTTCAATTAACTTTAGTTGATAAAATTAATGAAGTTATAGCTCCTGATTATAAGGAAGTCCGCTCAAAGTAACTCGCTCGTTAAGAACTCAAGTTAAAGCTGCTATGGTCTTTAACGGGCATACAATACAACATATTGACGCATTAGATGAAGCTACAATGAATGAAATATCTATCATGTATGCTGATGGGTTACTTGGAAATAAAAGTCTTATAACAACCCTAGGAACGCTTACTGCGGGGGTATTTAATTATATGCGCCCAAGTAGTAGTTTGCCTTATGATCTAAAAGGTGTCATTGGTAGTGCTTATGGTTATATCTATGAAGATAAAGAAGCTGATCCTAGTGATTCATTATTAACATTTATGAGCCAAGCACCAGGATTTAGTATAGATAAATTTAAAGGCGAATAATGGCTATTATTTCAAGATTAGCGGTTTTACTTGGGCTTGATGCAGGCGAGTTTAATGCAGGACTTGGCGCAGCTAAAAGCAAAGTAGAAGGATTTAGTATTGGCGCTAAAGCTGGACTTGCGGTTGTTGCTACCGCTTTTATAGGTGCTACTAAAGCCGCAATAGATTATGCCGATAAAATAACGGATGTTGCAAAAGCAAATGAGATGTCCGTTGCTTCAGTATTAAGGATGTCGCAAGCATTAGCCATCAATGGTGGTGATGCTGATAGTGCTGGCAGACTTATGGCTTCTTTCAATAATAAAATTGATGAAGCTGCTAAAGGATCAAAAGATGCACATGCAGCATTTCAACGCATGGGCGTTTCAATTAAAGACTTAAAAACTCTTTCACCTCAAGAATTATTTGAAAAAGTAGTAAAACAATTAGGCGCTATTGAAGACCCTGTTAAACGCAATGCTATTGCTATGGAAATGTTTGGCAAAGCAATTAAAGGCGTTGATATCAAAGGCTTGTCGCAAGACATGGAAAAAAGCAAAGGTCAGTTTGAAGAAGCTGAAGTTGCTTTTAAACGCATCAATGCTTCAATGGATAAGTTTGCAGTTGGATGGTTAAAACTTAAAGTAAGTTTAGCTGAAACTTTTGCAGGTCTTATTGAAGCTCAAGCAAATTATATAGATCAATCTGAAGCAAAACAAAAACGATTTGATGAGATTGCAAAACGATATGGATTTCAAGCTGCCTTCCTAGATAAAATTGGTTCTAAAAAAATTGATTTTGCTGCGCCTGAATTTGGATCAGTTCAAGGTGCAAAAGCTCCAGGAATATTATCAGGTATTGGTGGTATTGCTGCTGATAAAAAAGATGTAAGAGAAATTGTTGCTGCTAATGCAGACACTATTAAAAAGCAAAAAGAATTTTATGAAAAAGAAATGCAAATATCTCAAGCCAAAATGGGCAGAGTTAAAGAAGAACAAAAGTTAGAATTTTTAGGTGAAGCAGAAAAGAAACGCGCTTTAGACATTTATGACATTCAACAAAAAATGCTTTTATTAAAAGTAGAAGATAAAATGAATGCTCAACAAATTGCTAAATGGGGCGAATTAGAAAAAGCAAGAATTGAAGAAGAATATAGAATTGCACAAAGTCAAAAAACTTTTGAATATGGTTGGAAAAAAGCTTATACAAGTTATGTTGAAAATGCTACTAATGCAGCTAAAATGGGTGAACAAGCTTTTGTATCTGTAACTTCAAATATGGAACAAGCGTTAGATACTTTTGTAAATACAGGCAAACTTAAATTTGGTGATCTTGCTAGAAGCATTATTGCTGATCTTATTAAAATTCAAATGCGCGCTCAAATGACTTCTATACTTGGTTCTATTGGTGGTTTATTAGGATTTGGTGGTGGCGGTAGTGGAATGTTCACAGGATCAACAGGATCAGTTGGTGGATCAATTCATATAGGAAAAGCTGGTGGTGGCGATATTAGTGGTCCTTCATTAGTAGGTGAAAATGGTCCTGAAATGTTTGTTCCAAAATCAGCAGGAACTATTATTCCTAATCATGGAATAAACTCACTTATGGGCGGTGGTCCTTCTGTAGTGTATAATGGACCTTACATTGCTAATATGAGCGCTATTGATACACAAAGCGCAACACAATTTTTGGCTAAAAATAAACAAGCAGTTTGGGGTGCTAACCAATCTGCTCAAAGATCACTACCGCAATCGAGATAATATATGGCTACATTAAATCAAATATTAGCAATTTCAGAATCAGTCGGTATTAATGACCATAGATTTGTTGGTCAAATGTTAAGTCGAAATCAACGCATTTCTACTTCAGAAATACTTACTGTTCAACCATTTCAATTTGATATGAAGCCAATGAATTATTTGCTTTATAGTCAAAATAGAAGTTTATTATCTAACTTGCGTGAAGTGGATCGCCAATTTGAATCTTATTTAAATTTTGGCTCTACAGGTTGGTGGAATTATATTGCTTATCAAGGTGATATGTCTTCTGCTGAAATATCAGCTTGTGAATATGAAATTACTTCAGCAAATAAAACTATTGTATTGGGATCACTTCCTACAATGGGATCAACTGAATACATTGTTAAAACAGGCGACTTTTTACAAATTGATCGTTATGCTTATATAGCAACTGCGGATGTAGTAAGAGGTGTAGGATCAACTGTATCTATTCCTGTTCACAGAACTATTATGACTACATTAACAAGCCCTATGGAAGCCGTTATAGGTCAATATGGCATAACTCAATCACTAGGTGGCGATACTTATATTGGCGTTACATTCCCTGTTATACTTCAAGAATATCCTGCATACACTTTTGTTCCTATGACTAATGATTCTTTTATTTCATGGTCAGGATCATTTAAAGCAATAGAAGCGGTATTATGAACGAAATAGCACCAATACAAAATACTAATAATATACGAATGGCAGATTTCGTAAGACTTACGACTGCTAATGGTGTTTATCGTTTTGCTACAACTCCCTCTGTTCTTACAATTCCTGCCGTTGATGCACTTCCTTTTGATGCGCTTGGATCATTAGTTAAAGTTAATGATGTTCAACGCGACATTAAATCAACCGCAAATGAAACAACTGTTACTTTGGTTGGTATTGATACTGCTCTTTTAGGTTTTGTATTAGGACATGACATTAAAGGTTCACTTATTGAAATGTGGCATGGATTTTTTAATGACCAAAATGAATTAATTACTACAGGCGGCACAGGCGGTCTTTATAAATTCTTTACAGGTTATATAAGCTCTTTTTCTATTTCAGAACAATACATGGAAGAAGCTAGAGCTTATGTAGGTGTTATAACTGCTTCAGCTTCAAGTATTCAAATAATTCTTCAAAATAGAAATGCTGGTCGTTATACCAATGACAATGCTTGGCAATTTTGGAACAATGGCGATACATCTATGAATCGAGTTAATTTTATTGAAACTATTAACTATTCGTTTGGAAAAGATATTTGATTAAAAAAGCTACAAAATACGACAAGATACAATTAGGCGAAATGTTAAAAATGTTTCGTGATGAAAGCCCTATTGAGCAATACAAAGAATTAGATAATCCTGATTATATTTATTCTTTAATAGATACAATTATTGCTGGCAAAGGCATTATATTTATTGAAGATAATATAGGATTTATTATGGCAATTATTACACCTACAATATGGTGTGATAAAACTTATGCTATGTATGAATTAGCTTGGTATGTCAAACCTGAATACAGAATGGGAATAGTAGGTATAAGATTATTAAAAGAATATATTGATTACGCCAATCAATTAAAACAAGAAGGCAGAATTAAATTATTTACTGTAACTAAAATGACCACTAGCCCTAATCTTGATTACTCAAGATTTGGATTTCAAAAAATAGAAGAAAATTGGATGCAATGATTGTTTTTATAATTAATTTTTTAATATTCTTTTTGCTATGCTCACCCGCATACGCAATTGGAACTATTATTGCTACTGCTATATTAGCGGCAGGAACTGAAGCTTGGATTGTAAGCACAGTAGCCTTTGCTATTAATATGGTTGCTTCATCTATTTTATCTAAAATATTTGCGCCTGATGCACCTAGTCAATCTAATCTTAATGCTCAACAACCTAATCCTGGCAACCGCCAACAAATTCCACCCGCAGGCGACAATAAAATTCCTGTTATTTATGGATCAGCTTATACAGGTGGCATTATTACTGATATGACTATATCTGAAGATAATCAAGATATCTATTGGGTGTTTGCTTTATCTGAAGTTACTAATTCTGAATCAGGTGGCACTCCTGATGTTATAACTTTTGGAAATGTCTATTGGGGTGGTAAAAAAGTAATCTTTGGTAGCGGTGCGGCAGTTACAGGATTGCTTGATGAATCCACAGGCGAAACTCAAGATATAACAGGGTATATGGATATATATCTTTATAACAATGGATCAAATAGCCCAACCAATACTTCTCAATCAGCTATATCAGTATTAAGCGCATCTAATCTTATTTATACTTGGGATAATACCAAATTAATGAGTTCCTGTGCTTTTGCTATTGTTCATTTAAAATATAATGCTGATAGAAATTTAACAGGATTAAATCAAACTCGTTTTCAATTAACTAATGCAAGATCAGCACCAGGATCATGTTTCCTAGATTATTTAACTTCAACTCGTTATGGTGCGGCAATCCCTTTAGCTAACATTAATACAACTTCATTAAATGCTTTAAATACTTACTCTAGTGGATCATTTACTTATACAAACTATGATGGCAATACAACAACTCAACCTAGATTTACATTTAATGGTTCTTTAGATACTAACCTTAAAATTATGCAAAATATTCAGGCTATGTCTGATTGTTGCGATTGCTTGGTTAGATATAATGAAATTTTAGGTCTTTGGGGTGTTGTTGTTCAAACACCTGATTATGATGTAGCTATGGACATTAATAACACCAATATGATTGGTGGCATTACAGTAACACCTATTGATCTTAATAATTCATTTAATGTTATTGAAGTTAAATATCCTGATGGTTCTGCTAAAGACAGTTTTAATTCTGCTACTTTTGATTTGGCTACAATTAATCCTAGTCTTTTATTTGCTAACGAACCCGTCAATAAACAATCAGTTAATCTTTATTTAGTTAATAACAATGTCCAAGCTCAATATCTAGCTAATAGAATGCTTGAAGCGGCTAGAGAAGATTTACAAATTCAATGCGAAATTAACTTTATAGGGCTTGAATTAGAAGCAGGTGATATAGTTACTATGACCAATGCTAATTATGGTTGGGAAGCTAAACTATTTAGAATTAATAAAGTCATTGAAAAATTTAGTGATACAGGTCAAGTAACCGCATCACTTAATTTAATGGAATATAATCCACAAGTTTATGATGATGTTAATATAACTCAATTTGCACCTAGCCCAAATTCAGGTATTGGTAGCCCTGTAACATTTGGAACTATTCCCGCACCTGTTGTTAGCGCATCATATCCATCTATTACAATTCCTAGTATCTTTGTAACGCCTACCACTTCAAGCGCAGGTATTACTCAATATGTTGAAATATGGTATTCAGTTTATCAATACCCAACAACTACTCAATTAATATTTGGTGGCACTACTGCTATTCAGCCTAATGGCAATCCTTACACCATTAATTATACAACATCACCTGTAGAGCTATCAGGACTTCCTTCAGGTGATTATTACTTCTTTAGTAGAATGGTCAATAGCATAGCGACAAGCCCATTTAGTTTAGCTTCTACAGTATTAGCATGGCGACCAAGAACATTCCAATTTCCATATCAATATCTATCTGTAGCTTATGCAGACGATATAAGCGGTGGTGGTTTTGATTTAAATCCTAGAAATAAACTTTACTACGGCATTTATAATCAAGAAGGCACAAGCCCTTCAACTAACCCTGCAGACTATAATTGGTATCTTGCCGATCCAGCTTTTGGCACTAATATTTATTTAATCTTTGCTAATCGTCAAAATCAAACCTTTAGTTTTGATACAGACTTTGCCGCATACGCTTCAGGATCAGGTTCTTTTGTTCCTACAACTACTAATAAATTTGATCCTAAATTATGGTCAGCTTTACCTGATGGCACAAATATTATTGACTTGCAACCAACGACAGGTCAGTTTATTGGCACAGGAACAACAACGACAGGCACAGGGCAGATTAGAGTTATTAATACAGGCGATGGTCAAGTTGTAGCATCATTAGATCAATTTTTGGACTTTGGTGGACCAACTACAAAGACAGGATCAGCTTCAACCTTAACCATTGACATTTATGGTCGAGTGGTAGGCTTTACAACGCCTGATGACTTCTTTATGACTATTCAAAACTTTACGGCAACAAGTAGTCAAACAGTCTTTACACCATCATCAAGAGTTTCAGGTTATATTGCAGGTCAAGATTTAATCTTTGTAAATGGCGCATTATTATCAACTTCAGATTACACAGAAACAACATCAACATTTACATTAAATGTAGGTGCAACTGTAGGTGATATAGTTACTTCAGTTTCAATGAGAGCCGTATCAAGCGGTGTTTATTATGCACCTACTTATTTAATTGTTTCTAATGTAGCTTCTAATGTTGTTACTTATGATTCAGCACAATTGCCATTCCAATTAATTAATGTTGGCGATCAAATGTCATTTAGCAATACAGGCACACCCACACTTTATACAGTAACAAGTGTTAATTACACAACTCGCGAAATAACTTTTAGTGGTGCAGTATCGGCTTCAGTAAGCGATAGCATTTATACTTACAGAGCGCCAAGCTCATCTTATCCTGTGTTTAGCCGATATGAAGTTAATTTAACTGCGGCTTCAGATTACACACCTACAGAATGGGCTTTTGAATCAGGTTACGAAATACCATTTATGAATGGCACAATTGTTCCCGATCAAGACTATGATATTGTAGGAAATACTTATACCAATCTGCCTTCTACCACTACAGGCAAGCTAGTAATTATTCAATTTAGTGGAAACAATACAACAACACCTACGGGAACACCTGTCAATGTGATAACTTTTACAGAAACAGGAACGGCTAGTTATTCATTTAACTTTACAAGTGGGGCTTTAAATATATACGCAAATGGTGTATTATACAAAACAGGGGTAGATTATACGACTGCTACAAATAGCTATACCCTAGCGAATACACCGAATAACAATATTACTGTTTTACAACAACAATCATTCGCTCGCGCAGGTGCGGCATAAGGGGAAAAAATGACACAAGCCTTTAATTTATCACAATTTGCAAATAATGTTAATTCGAGTGGATTAGCAAGTTTAACCACAGGCGTTACAGGCACTTTGCCAACCGCTAATGGCGGAACAGGAACAACGGCATGGGTAGCTGGCACAAACTATGTCGCTCCCGCAACCGCTACTAACTTTACTGCTCAACAATACTTTGGCAATGTAGCCCTAACCGATGGCGCTACAGTCGCTTGGGCGGCTTCAACTGCACAGACGGCTACCTTTACATTCGTATCATCTAATCGCACTATGGGCGCACCTTCAGGATTAGTTAATGGTGCTTTCTATGCTCTAGCCGTTATTCAAAATGGTGGCTCAAATACTTTAACTTGGAATGCAGTATTTAAATGGACAGGTGGCGTTGCACCTACACTTTCAACTGCGGCTTCAGCAAGAGATTACTTTGTATTCCGTAGTGATGGCACAAACTTATACGAACAAGGTCGTTCATTAGGTGTTGCATAAGACAAATTTAAAAGGATAAAACAATGCTTAATTATAGTGCCAATGGTCCTTCAGGTTATAACTTAACTAATTCTTTAAGGTTTAGAAGTAGTGCAAGTGCTTATTTATCAAGAACACCTGCAAGTTCAACCAATAGACAAATTTGGACTTGGAGTGGCTGGATAAAAAGAGGTTTATTAACTGACGCAACAAGTGATTGGCGAATATTTTCAGCTAGAAATTCTAGTGATTATACTTTATTGTCATTTAGAAAGACAACCACCACACCAAATGCTTTATATCTTGAAGATAGTTCAACAGGCATAAATATAATCACAACTCAATATTTCCGTGATCCTTCAGCTTGGTATCATGTAGTTGTTGCAATAGATACAACTCAAGCAACTGCGGCAAATCGTGTAAAAATTTATATTAATGGATCACAAGTAACTTCATTTTCAACTGCATCATATCCAACACTAAATGGAAATACATGGATGAACAATAATGTTCCGCACGGAATTGGTATTGATATTTATTCAGGCGATCAATTTTTTGATGGATACATGACTGAAGTTAATTTTATTGACGGACAAGCCCTAACACCATCATCATTTGGCAATACAAACTCAACCACAGGTGTATGGCAACCAGCTAAATACACAGGCTCTTATGGCACTAATGGATATTATCTAAATTTTAATAGCATAGCTTTAACAAGCGGCTCTAACACAGGTCTAGGTAAAGACAATTCAGGTAACGGAAACTATTGGAATACTAATAACATATCTGTAACTGCTGGCGTAACCTATGATGCTATGACAGATGTTCCTACGCTAACAAGTGCGACTGTGGCTAATTACCCAACACTTAATCCATTAAGATATGGCACAGGTTCAGGTTCAACTACAACAATTTCAGAAGCTAATTTAAAGTTTTCTTCTTCAGGTAATGCGGGTTCAATTTTAGGAACAATGAATATACCATCATCAGGAAAATGGTATTGGGAAGCAGTAGTTCCTACTCAAACATATAATTTTATGATGGTTGGAGTTATTAAAAACCAAGAAACATTAGCTAATTTAAATGGCGCTATAGGTTATTTATCTACAGGATATGCTGTTTATACATATAGTGGTCAAAAAATTAACAATGGTTCAAATGTAACTTATATGGCTGCTCCAGCACAAAACACAGTTGTTACTATTGCTTATGATGCTGATACAGGTTCATTATATGTAGGAGCTGGTGGTTCATGGGCTAATGGTAGTGGTTCTACAAACCAAGCATTTGCTACTGCATCTGCTGCTTATACAGGAATTACAGGCGATATTTCACCAGCAATAAGTTTTGATACAGGAAATGCTATTATTAACTTTGGTCAAAGACCATTTACTTACACCGCACCTAGTGGCTATCTACCACTAAACACTTTTAACCTACCTTCAAGCACTATTCCTCAAGGTAATAAGTATATGGATGCAACGCTATATACAGGAACGGGAGCAAGTTTAGCAGTAACTAATACTGCTGGTTTTAAACCTGACTTTGTTTGGGGTAAAGATAGAGCGCAAGCTCAATCACATTTATTATTTGATTCTGTAAGGGGCGTTTATAATTTTCTTTCTTCAAACTCTACAAGTGCTGAATCAACAAATAGCACAACATTAACTGCTTTTAATTCAAATGGGTTTCAACTTGGCACAAATGCAACTCTTAACCAAAGTGGTATAAGTTTTGTAGGTTGGCAATGGCAAGCTGGACAAGGTTCTTCATCATCTAATACTAGTGGCTCTATTACATCTACTGTATCTGTAAATGCAACTGCTGGGTTTAGTGTGGTGACTTATACAGGAACAGGTGCTAATGCAACAGTAGGACATGGTTTAGGTGTAGCACCTAAAATGATTATTTTTAAAGGTCGTTCAACTACTTTTGATTGGATGGTTTATCATACAAGTTTAGGAAATACAAATTACTTAAGACTTAACCAAACAAATGCTTCAGCAGCTAGTTCTAGTGCATTTAATAATACAAGCCCTACTTCAACTGTATTTAGTTTGGGGGATGGTTCATTAGGAAATCAAGGAAGTTCTACACAAGTAGCTTATTGTTGGGCAGAAATAGCAGGGTTTTCCAAATTCGGAAGCTACACAGGTAATCTTTCTAATGATGGTCCTTTTGTATATTGTGGATTTAGACCTAAATTTATAATGATTAAAAGCACAGGAACTGCTAATGATTGGATGATATTTGATTCTGCAAGACCTAGTTATAATTTAACCAATTTGGTTTTATATGCCGATTTAAGTCTTGCTGAAGGCACAGGCACAATTTATGATGTTATAGATATTCTTTCTAATGGATTTAAAATTAGAGGGTCAAATAATGCGGTTAATGCTTCAGGAACATTAATATTTATGGCATTTGCGGCTAACCCATTCAAAAATAGTAATGCTTTTTAAGGAGTAACAAATGGCTTTTTTATTAGACGGAAAAACAATTCAACAAGGTGTAGCTTTTGCAGATAAAGATGGAAATCAATATCCTGCTAATTGGCTTAACCTTTCAAGCGCAGAGGAAAAAGAAGCTATTGGTCTTACTGAAGTAGCTGATCCTGAAGTTTTTGATAACAGATTTTATTGGGATGTTAATTTACCTAAAGCAATTGATGACAAAGAAGAAGAAGATGGATCAGTTACTAAAGGTCTTAAAACTAACTTTGTTGCACAAATCAAAGATACAACTAACAAATTACTAGCTTTTACAGATTGGTATGTTATTCGTAAGATTGAAAGAAATATTGATATTCCTACAGACATTGCAGATAAAAGAAGTGCTATAATTACAGAATCAAATAGACTTGAAACTGCAATTAAAGAAGTAAAAAATGTTGAAGAATTAATTGCGGTTTTAAACACACAAAACTTTAAATAAGATAAAACCATCGCATTGCGTCAGAGAGATGCTTGCGTTATTAACCTTGTAAGGAAACCAAATGGCTATCTTTAATAAAAATACACTTCAACAAGTGTCGGGCTTTGATAATGAAATTATTGCTGGCGAACTTGTTTATAATCAAAAAACTTTTTGGAATTTAGCATTTAATTCTGATGGCACTCCTGTTGATTTAACAGACGCTACTATAGATGCTACTATTATTCGCAGATCAGTTACTAATATCCATGATAGTCGTTATGGTCTTACCTTTGACATAGCTGATTACACACCACCACCTGATCCCGTTTCATTAAGCATTGAAAATGTTGATGGCGCGGCAGGCACTTTTACTTTAGTTATTGATGAATCCACTTGGGATGTTATTGATAGCGATCCTCAACTCGACATTAATGCTGAAAATTGTGTAGGCTTTAGTGGTCGTATTAAAATTGGTTTTCCATCTTCAGGTTCAACTCCCGCTCAAGATATGATTATCTTTTTATTATTCCTAGTTAGATCAGATGGCGTGGTGAACTAACATGGCTAATTATTCTATTGATGTTGTTGATAGTAATAATTTAACTGTCAATGTAACACCTACTTCTGCAACTGAAATCACGATTGATCGTGGTATTGCTGGATCATCAGGTGCTTCAGGTTATTCAGGATTTTCAGGTTATAGTGGTTTTGGCTATTCAGGCTATTCAGGTGCTAGTGGTTATAGTGGCTATAGCGGATTTAGTGGTGAATCAGGATACAGTGGTGAGCAAGGAACTTCAATTAATGTTATTGGTTCTGTAGCTACTCCTGAAGATTTACCACCAAGCGGAAATCTTAATGACGCATATATTGTTCAATCTAATGGTGATTTATATGTATGGACAGGATCATCATGGACTAATGTTGGTCAAATTGTAGGACCACCTGGCGAAAGCGGATTCAGTGGTGAATCAGGTTATTCAGGTTTTAGCGGTGATTCGGGCATATCAGGATTTAGCGGTGATAGTGGCATATCAGGCTTTTCAGGTGATAGCGGTATTTCAGGCTGGTCAGGCGATAGTGGTATTTCAGGATTTAGTGGTGAATCAGGTGCTAGTGGTATTAGTGGCTGGAGTGGTGATTCAGGCATAAGTGGTTATTCAGGCGATAGTGGTATATCAGGTTTTAGTGGCGATAGCGGCATTAGTGGATATAGCGGTGATTCAGGCATAAGCGGTTGGAGTGGTGAATCAGGTATTTCAGGCTGGTCAGGATTTAGTGGTATTAATGGTTTAAGTGGCTACAGTGGCATTAATGGTTTTAGTGGTATATCAGGTTGGTCAGGTGAAAGTGGTTATTCAGGTGAATCAGGTTTTAGCGGGTATTCAGGTATTGGATTATATTTTCAAGGCGTTTGGAATCCTTTTGCTGGATATAATTTAAATGACATTGTTACTTATAATAACAATACTTATATTGCAAATGGAATTGTTCCTCCTGGTCAGCCTGAACCGCCTTATACACCTTATCTTTGGACTTTATTTGTTCCGCAAGGTGATAGCGGTTATTCAGGATTCAGTGGCGATTCAGGTATCAGTGGATTTAGTGGCGATTCAGGAATAAGTGGATGGTCAGGTGAATCAGGATTTTCAGGTATATCAGGCTTTAGCGGTATCAATGGTGAATCAGGTTATTCAGGTCAAGATGGCGTATCAGGTGATTCAGGCTTTAGCGGTTGGTCAGGCGAGGTCGGTGCTTCAGGAATTTCAGGCTACAGTGGATGGAGCGGTGAATCAGGTTTCAGTGGTGAAGTAGGTATTTCAGGCTACAGTGGATACAGTGGTTTTTCAGGTGAAGTCGGTGCTTCAGGCGATTCAGGTTTTAGTGGCTGGAGTGGTATGGTTGGTGCTTCAGGCATATCAGGTTTTAGTGGTTGGAGTGGCATCAGTGGATTTAGTGGCACAAGTGGATTTAGTGGCGAATCAGGTTACAGTGGATATTCAGGTATTCAAGGTGCTACAGGCGGATCATCAAGTTTATTCTTATATAAAGCTGATACTACTGCTTATAGCGGTCAGCCAACTAATGGTCATTTGTTATGGAACAATGCAGTGCAAATTCTTGGCACTCAAATTAATATTGACCATTTAACTGAAGACAATACTGACATTGATATTTTCTTGGCTGGATTAGAAAACACCGAACAATTTACTATTCAAGATAGAAATGTAAGCTCAAACAACCAAATTTGGTTAGTTAATGGAACACCAACAAATATTAATCCAGGCACTTCTAATAGTTATTGGACTGTTCCCGTATCTTTAGTTTCATCTAGCGGCACAGGCACGACAGGATTTGCAAACAATCATCAATTATTTTTAGCAATCATTAATGGTATATCAGGCTATTCAGGATTTAGTGGTTACAGTGGCTATAGCGGAGCAGTAGGAACTTCAGGCTTCAGTGGTTATTCAGGTTTCAGTGGTGAAGTAGGAACTCCAGGCACTTCAGGTTATAGTGGCTATAGTGGCTATTCAGGTTTAATCGGTGATTCAGGTTATAGCGGAATAAGTGGATGGTCAGGATTTAGCGGTTATAGCGGATTTGTAGGTCAATCAGGTTATAGCGGTTATAGTGGTGAAGTTGGAACGCCTGGTCTTTCAGGCTACAGTGGCTTTAGTGGATACAGTGGATTAAAAGGTGATTCAGGTTATTCAGGTATTAATGGTGCAAGTGGCACTTCAGGATTTAGCGGAGCTAATGGTGCATCAGGTTATAGCGGATTTAGCGGTGCGGTAGGTGCAAGCGGAATTAGTGGTTATTCAGGAATTAGCGGAGCTAATGGAACAAGTGGCTTTAGTGGATATTCAGGCATCAATGGAGCATCAGGGATAAGTGGTTATTCAGGTGCAGTAGGCGCTTCAGGTATTAGTGGATATTCAGGATTTAGTGGCGCACAAGGTTTATCAGGCTATAGTGGTATTAATGGATTTTCAGGTATTAGCGGTTTTAGTGGAGCTAATGGAGCTTCAGGATTTTCAGGCTATAGTGGATCGGGTTTTAGTGGTTATTCAGGAATATCAGGTTATTCAGGATATTCAGGTATCAGTGGTTATTCAGGTTATAGCGGAGCGGCTTTAAATGCTACTTATACTAGAACTCAATTTGCGGCAACTGCTTCTCAAACTGTATTTACTGTTGCTTATACTGTTGGCTATTTAGAAGTATTCCAAAATGGAACATTCTTAAAATTAGGCACAGATTATACTGCAACTAATGGCACTTCATTTACTTTGACTACAGGTGCTACACTTAATGATGTTGTTGAAGCAATTGCTTTTTATACAGTTAATGTAGGAACTATAACTGCATCATTAATATATGATGCTTATACTGCAACTGCGGCTCAAACTTCATTTACAACAACACAAACTTATACTGCAAGCAAAATACAAGTATCAGTAAATGGTGTTATATTAGTAAATGGAACTGATTGCACAGTTGGCGGTGGCACTACATTTACAACAACTGCATTAACTTCAGGTGATAGAGTATTAGCAATATATCCAAAATAAAGGATTAATATGGACAAGACAACACAAGACGCTTTGGCATACTTTAAAAAGCATGATCCAAATCATTATAGATTTTTATTAACAAATAATTATGAGCGAGCAGTTTTTCTAAAAGGCGATCCCGTCTATCCTAGAGAAGCCACTCGTTATCTATGGGCTAACCGCAATCTATTAGGCAAAAATATTCTTGAAATAGGCTGCTCTACAGGTTACGGCT